CCTTTGCGACCATTTGGTAACTTATTGCCAGGATCACGCTCATCATTTGTAAAACCGCCCTCATGGGCTATGACCATATCAAACGACTTATCCCAGTTACTTAGCATTTTTCTTCATGTCCATAATTTTTTCAAGCGTTCTGCCACCGAAATAGAAGCTCATTATGAGCATACCCCACTGCCCAAGCAACTCAACATAGTTATTGTTTACCTCAATATCCCATGCAGACATCATAGCAAAGGTTGTATATGTCATTAGAATGAATACAAGGGTCATAGGGCGTATGTTCTTAGATAACCAAGAGTCAGACATCATGTCGGCTTGTAGTCGTTTGGTAAGTTCTTGTTGTTCGCTTACATCCGCCTGTAATTGAGCCAGCTCGCCATTTTGGGCTAGCGTTGCTAATTCCAACTGTGCCTTGGCTTTAGCCTCTGGGTCGGGGATTAATTTATCAATTAACTTACCGCCTATGTTGAGTATTGCGTCAAGTCCTAACATTATTTCCTCTTCTCTCGTTCTTCAAGCAACTGCACTTTAACTTGTAGTTGATGGATGTCTTTATAGACTTCTTCTTTAAGTCTATGCCTTGCCTCTGCACTTAAAGGTGAATCAGTTGGCACATTTTCTTTGGTTATTAGGGCAGGCATCTGTCCTTCAATCTTTGTTAGTCTAGTAGAAAAGTCTGATACTTGCCCAAGGAGCCACGCTAAACACGCTACAACAATAGGTAATACTGCTTTTAAAATGTCTTGAATATTCATTTCTTATTCCAAAGTTCGAAAAGAGTCTTCACTTTTTCTTCTAGGACAGACACTTTATTATCCATTTTGGCAAGCACAATTACCAACGTAACAAACCCCACAAGCAAAGGCCATATCTTTGCTAGGATGTCGACGGTTTCCATTATTTTACAATGACGGCTTGCATTAATTGCATAAAAGTGTCCTTACCAAAAAATGTAACGCCTATTAACGCATACAACATATATTCAATGCGAGCCATGCGTTTAGCCCCACGATCAAATGATTCCTCAATGCGCTTATATCGTTCGGCGCATACTGCCTCATGCACGCTAATTCGTGTATTGTTCTCGGCTTCCATATTTACCTAGCAAGTGCGTTTTGGTTTTGTTGTTCAGGAGCTAATGCGTTAACTGGCGGGGTAGTAAGACTCGCTACACCTGCGCGTGTACCAGAAAGATTAGACGCATTTTTAAGCGCTTTTAATACTTGAATACGGTCATCGGCAGGTAAAGTATTTAAGATTTCGTTCATACTTTTACCTGACTTAGCCGCGTTTGCTAATATATCTATTGTTTTATCGCTAACTTTATTTTCTAAAGTTCGTATGACTTGTTTAACTATAGCGGTCTTATAACCTACAAAGCCTGGTATCTTTTTGGCAAGGCTCTCATCTTCAAACCCTAATGCTTTAGCGCCTGCTTTAGCTTGTTCGGCTAATTTAATATCACGCGTTAGTTCGTCAGCAATTTGTTGCATAGGCTTAATATCAGCGCCCATCTCTTTAAAAATATTAAAACTGCCTGGGCCAAAGACTTTTTCTACTGCGTCAGGGTTGTTGCCTCTAACTAGTTTAATAAATTCGTCAGGCGACGATTCAAACATGGACAACGCTTTACCTGCTAATTTACGGCGGTCAATTAATTGAGCGTTAGCGGCATAGTCACGCAAGTATTGTCCATAGCCTGTACCGCCAGCTTCTTCTATAGCGTTAATTATTGGAGTTTTAAGGTCAGCCATTACTTTTGCGGCTAAGTTCTTTTTAGCCGTTTGATCTAGTCCTGGGCGTAATTTTTCAATGGCAGCGTTAACAGAATTTTTGCGTAAACTATCTAACGCAAACGCATCTACTACGCCATTATTGTTTGTCCATTTAACAACATCATCACCAAAACTTTTAACAGCGCCCTCAATAACATCGTTACCTGCAAATTCAGGATTACGCAAAATACCGTTTATACGACCTAAAATAGAATTGGCTGTTAAAGGTTTTAATCCATACGCAGCCAAACTGTCCGCGGCGGCTTGTTTAAACCGTGCAGCTTCACCAAAAAGTAACGACCCTTCAGCCGCCTTTGATGCTACTTCATCGGCTTTATCCGCTAGCTCACCTATATAGGTATAGCGTGCGGTGCTAGTTGGTAAGCCTCTTTCAACTACATTTTGTGTTGCAAGATTAGCAGCTCGATCACCCGCCGCAACAAAACGGCGAACATCTTGAACTTTATCTGTTGCAACCTGTCCTAATGTGGTTGCTTCGTTTTGTAATTTGGGGCCTAGAGTACCTGCAAGGTTAGCTGCTGTTAAGTCAGTTTCACGAATTGGCGTCATTAATCTGTTTAACGCATTTTTAAATTCGCCTACTGAAGTTAAATTTTCAGTTAAGGATGGCCCACCAGCTAGACGCGCTAATTGATTTAGTTGTTCTGTTTTTTGTTTATCTTTAAGAACACGGTAATAGCTAGATTTATCTTTGCCAGACACAAACCCTAAAAATGCTTGGTAGACGTCATTGTCGATTCCGTAAGCAGCTTGTGCGGCAGTAATGTCTATTGGTGCTGCACCGTTAGCTGCACGGATCTGATTAATTTGATCACCAGCTGCTTGACGGGCAATCTTACCTGCCTCAACATTAGCAAGTTTGCCTGTAGCTGCATCAATAAATTTACCTGCGCCTATGGCTAAAAATTTAACTGCAGGCGGTACAACAAAAGGTGCAACGGCGCCAATGCTAGCGCCTGTTTCAGTTTCTTCAGGGTTAACTAAAGCTGATGATATGCCACCAACAGTAGCGCCGCCGACCAATCTTGCTAACGCATTACCAGTTCTACCAGTTAAAGTTGTAGGTGTTAACCCTGTTTGAAATCCACCTGATCTAAGCGATTGTGCTAACGGTGTAGTTACTTTAGCTATGCTAGGTATAGCTTTGCCTGCCGCTTGTATGGGTTTAGAAAGAAAACCCCCCACAGGCAACGTAGCTACAACTTCACCTGCAAACTCACCCGCGCCTGCATAGCCAGGTGCTACATCTTTATACGGTTGAATAAACTGTTTTTGCAATTCTTGGCGACGTATGGCATCTTCAGTCAAGAATTGCCCTGTGTCTGTAGCGCCTAACGCTGTTAAACCTTTACCAAGCAATTTTTGACCACCAAGTACAATGTTACCTACACCTGTATATGCGCCTGCAAACGGTGCAATAGCAGTAGTTAACTCACGTTGCACCATTTCTCTGCGAGCATCCGCAGGTTCAGCAGCCACATTTTGACGCGCATCGGGAGCGTTTGCTATTGTTGGCGCTTGTGTTTCGCCACGCATACGCTTAATTTCCATTGCTAATGCTTTTGCGTCGTCAACATTACCTGCTGCGTCAGCTTTAACCAAAGCAGCGCCTAATTGTTCAAGAGTAGCCATATTATTGAGTGTATTTATTTACTAAAGCGTCATAATCAACACCGCCTGATGGCGTTTCGCCTGCTTTTTTCCTTGCCCTTTCAATACCTGTTTTAACAATAGCTTTGTATTCGTTAGCAGCTGCAAGAAATTCTTTTTCGCTTTGCGCTAAACTCATCCTTGTTTTAGCCGCCGTTGCTTTTTTACCTTCTGTTTCAGTAATAGCGCCGCCGCCTTTAAGAGTTTCAAACGCTTCTAAGAACGCGCCACCCATGATTTCATCAAATCGTGCTTTAAAGTCAGCCGCAGGAGTGCCAGGTATAAGTTGTTCAACGCCAGGTATACCTAAAGTTTGAAGTCTACCCATACCTACTGCACCTGTAAAGCCTGGGTGAGGTGCTGTGCCTGCGTTAATAACTTTACCACTTTTATCTTTAACTGCAGGTGTTCCGACCATAGCGTCAATTTTGCTAAGTAGACTCTCACTTGTTGCAATAGCATTTGGTAACGCTATAGCAGCAGCCGCTTGTGCTTTACCTGCTGTTGTACCCGCTGCTTTAGATGCGGCAAGTTTTGCTTGTACGTTAGGGTCTAAGTCCGCAGCTAATCGTTGTTGCGATACACCTAAATTACCTTGCGCTACACCTAGCTGACCTTGTGATACGCTTAGCTGACCTTGGGATACTTTTAACTGTTCTCTGTCTTGCAGAATTTTTTGAAATTGATCGGCAGTAGTCATTGATTTAAGTATTGCATCGGCAAGGCCTTGCGGTGTTTGTATAGCTTGTCGTACTTGCGCGTCTGTTGCTTCTTTAGTCATACCCGTTTTAGCAAAAAAATCAGCTAATTCAGGGTTAGCATAAAGTCTTTCACGATACGCCAAATATTGAGCAGGCGCATTAGGGTTACGCGGGTCTATTTGTTTTAGTTCATCTTGCGCTGCGCTAAATATTTTACTGCCTGTCTCAAAATTAAGTTTACTTATTTCACTTACTATTTTTTTACCTTGGTCTTGTTTATATTTTAATTCGGCTTCTTGCGCTTGTAATTTTGGAATTAACCCCGCCGTAACAGGACTTTTAGCTAAATCGCCGTATAGCCCTTGCGTGTTAACTCTACCTGTTGTTGGATCGTAATGTTTAGCATACAATTGATTTTGTATGTTTGTAGACTCATCTGCACGTTGCGCTGAAGCTAATTGATACTGAGCTAAAGCATTTTGATTTTGCGCGCCTTGAATTTGCGAATACGCCGCCAACTGATTTAAAGGGCTTTCAATTTGAACGGGCTTATAGCCCATTGCAATACTTGGATCAATAGTTGCCATAATCAGTCCTTAAAAATCGTAATATACAGGGTTACCTGAAGTAACGCCAACTGGTTGTGTATTCATCATATTAGCGCCATAAGCATTTGGATTTCTAGCTAAATTTAAATTATTTAAATACTGTTGATTCTGATAAAAATTTAACCCTTGACCTAATCCGCTACTTAACGCATTAGCCCCACCAACATAACCAGATGCTCTTGCGTTACCTGCGCCAATAATGTTACTAGCTTGCGCATTACCATAATTAGCTAAAGAACCCGTAGCCCCTGTTGCATAATTTTGTGATGCTTGTTGGGCTTGTTGCGTAGCTGACTGACCTACACCTGCTAGACTCTGCAACGGTGCTAACGTGTTAGATCTTTCAGCTTGGAAACGGTTAAAAGCGTTACCGTAGTTTTGCTCTTGCGCTGCACGTTCGGCTTGATAACGGTTAAACGCGTTTTGATACTCTTGCGATTGCGTGGCACGATTAGCTTGAAAACGATTGTATGCGTTACCATACTCTTGCGATGCTAAATCAGATCCGTAGCGCTGCGCTCCTTTGAGAGTAGCGCCTGATAATAGCCCACCTCTTGACGCTGCTGTACGGTCAAGGGCTTTCATGCCTTCAGATAAACGGAACGCATACCCTGGATCTGCTTGGAAATCAGATGCACCAAAGTTTCTCATAGCGGATGCGGGATCGTAACCCGCAACGCCACCAAAATTCCGCATAGCAGATGCTGAATCGTAACCTGGCACACCGCCAAACTTAGCTGAACCGTATGGGCCTTGCAACTGGGCTAACAACATATTTGTGCCTGTAAGACCCGCTTGTCTAAACGGCTCGTTTAACTCAAGTTGTTTTAGGTATTGTTCACGTTGAAGCGCAGTTTGTTGATCAGAAATATCTCGTTGCGCTTGCGTAGCTTCGCCAGCCGCTTGTGATTGCGCGCTAGATGCTTTATTAGACGAATACGCGCCTACTAAAGTGCTAACTGCTACTGATCCTGCTACCCATCCGCTCATGTTAATTCTCCTTGTAATACTATACCAAAATTTACCTTCATAGACGCCCTGTAATCTACTAACAATTCATCGTTAACATTAATATGTTTAATTGCTACTGCGTAAATATCGTCGCCATTTTTTATAGGCTTAATGTTAGCATTAAACGAATGATTTATAAACCTACCACCAGGCGTTCTTTTTCCATTTAAACGTCCTGGGCAGATAATTTCACCAATTTCAAAGGATTTTGTTGCAAATAATCCTTTTCCGTGAATTTGCGAGTCACGTAGCTCAACAAAATAATTTTCTGGCATATCTATTAAATCGGACTCATTTTCAGCAATTGCGTGTACTTCTTCACGTGTCATGCCTATTTGTTTTAAAAATAACAAATAATCAATTTGCGCTTGTTGTTCGGCAGTTCGACTATCACCCAAACCATATACAGGCACAACATAAAGTCGATCTTCTAGGACTGCTATATCTTTACAATCGTCAGGGTTTGCGTAAATATCTACCCAAACTACTTCATCTTCAAATACGCGACCAACACGTTGTTCACCAGCACAAGCATCAAATTCGCATGGCGCAGTCAATATTTTTACTTCTGTGCCAATATTAACAGCAATTGTACCCTTTTCTAGCCGAACTTTGTAATCTGTTTTGTGCGCCGCCCCCGTTAAAACACACCAAGGCGGTATTGTAATTTTTCGTTTGTAAATGCCTAGCGCAAACGTATGCTCAGTTACAATGTCTGCTTGAGGCATTTTAAGCAACTCATCTTGCAACTTAACAATCTTGTCAGGCGTTACGTCAATCTTAGCCAAGCCCATATTTGCAAACATAGGTAACGTAGGTAAAAACCCTTGTCCGTAAGTGACGTTCATCTCAATTTGCATATTAAGCTGTGCCAGGGAACATTCGATTAGATAAAAAGTATAGCGCTTCTTGATATGTATCAAATTGAATAGCGTAAAATCCACCTAACCTAATAGTTGTGGTAGTTGCAACAGCTTGCAATACAAAAGCAAAAGTAGCGTTTGATTGTACTTTAGTAATTACGTTGTATGTTTGCCATATCGTATTACTAATATACCCAAAATTAGCAATTACTTGGTTTTCATTCATTTGGATTAAAGGACTATCGCCACTTACTTTTCTAACTGTTAACCCTGATACAAGATATTTGCCAATACTAGGTGCGGTACTAATAGATGGTATGTATGTTTTAGGTACGGTTGTATATGTTATTTCTTGACAAGCCGAAAATAATACTCCATTAGTTCTAGGAGTTGTTGTTGTTGTACCACCACCACTAAATTGTATTGTATTTGCACAAGTGCTTGAAAACAATAATTCGCTACCTTCGTATTGATACGTTACGCTAACAAACGAATTATCGGCAATAACAGATGGGCGATGTTCATTTAAAGCAACTTGCCCAGGTGGAATAAATGCAGCATTAGTAGTTGTAGTTAAGCTAAAATTAGCTGCATAATGGCAACCATTACTAGCATCAACTGTTAATGGCCCAATAGTAGGCGCTGACAAATCTATTCGATTTAATTCCATATTTCTAAAAATAACTAGCCCAGTATTTCTAATATAATGCTCTTGCGCCTGTCCGTAAACTTCACCGTCAATGGGAATATTAATACCAAACGCATTAGATTCTAACCAAGGGCCATCAAAAACAATGCCTGGCGACCAATCATCATTTCTAAAATTCTTTATAAAAAGAATAAAGCCTGGATTGGCTTCAATAATGCAAGAACCATCAACATATAACTGACCTGTTGAGCCGTATGCGCTATCGTAATAAAATACCGCTTTATCAGCGCTTGAAAAATGGCAAAGGTCATGGAAGGTGTCACACCCGCCGTGCATAATTGCGGGGAGGTCTTTAGAATGAATATGATAGTTAGCGTTATAAAAAACACAACGATTAAAAGTGTTGCCGATATTACCGTATAATTTGGCAAAACATTTGTCAAAATCAAGAAATTTAACTCGATTACATTCAATTCTGCCTGTAAGATAATCATTAGCTGTACTACCTAATTGAATACCAATGGCTGTCTTTGTTCCAACAGGGCCAATAAGAGTCATATCATTAAATACGCTTTGTAAATCCCAAGTTGGATCGTTAGTAGTAATAATAAAACAAGCGTTTGATGACGTGGTTTTAATAGTAGTTGCTTGCATACCTGCGCCTTGCCAAGTATGCGCCCTATTTAAACTAAGGTTATTTATTAAATAAGTTCCAGATGGAACATTAATAATACCGCCGTTAACTTGTGCAATAGACGCTGATAAGAATGAAGCTGTGCTATCAGTCACGCCCGTAGGATCAGCACCAAAGTCTAAAACAGATATAGATTCTTGTAATTTAGCTTGGACTGTTCTTGATAGTTTTGCAGTACCAGTTCCAGAACCTACGCCAGTTGCAACAAAAAATATGCCTACATTATTGCTTGCAGCGCCAATAGCTACAAAATTAGTGCTACCAACAAAACTAATTAGATAAGTTGAACCAACTACAAAACTACCAGCGCTAACTGTATAGCCTTGTTCATACCCAATACTACTAGCATCATTTATAATCGGTACGTTAGAAGAAAAATTAGGGATATTATCGTAAATTCCAATTTGAACATTAGTTGATGTTTGCAATACAAACTTATACGAAAACCCGTTTAACAACCATATTTCTTGCGGTGTTCGCCCTGAGCTATTTAAAACAATAGGGTTTGTATTAGCAACATCTCCCGAAATTGAAGTGTATGTTGCTTGCGGTGTTGTAGTACCCGCCGCGTACGTATAGAGTAACCCGCCTGATAACATAACCCCGTTATTGTCAAAAAATTGTGCGCCTGCACCCGCGAAAGGAGAAAAATTTACAGTTGCCATTATGAAAAGTCCTTTATTCTAGCAATAAGTTGTTGTTTGATGCTGCTTGCGTTGTAAGCCAATTTGTGCCATTTGACACAATAGTTGCCCAGTTACCTGCTACGTTATCTAGTATGGCTGTACCCGCAGCCCCGCCTGATCTTGATACAACATTACTAGATGCTGACACTAACAATTGATTCTGATAGTTAATAAAATATAAAACTCGCCCTGTGTTACTAGATGGTGCTGGCAGCGTAACCGTGCAAGTAGAGCCTGATTTATTGTTTATTAACCATGTATCTGTAGATGCTACACTAAAATCAGTTGTTTTGGTAGTCGGTGCATTAGTTGTTACGGTGCCACTTGTACTTAATGTACCAGTTGCAAAAGATAACCCTGTTCCTACGGTAACATTACTAAACCCACCCGCACCGTTACCATACAGAATAGACGTGCCACTTGTAGCTGGCGCGTAATCCGTTCCACTTACGGCTGCGCTGATTGCTGTACCGTTGCCTTTAAGAATACCTGTAATAGTCGTAGTTAACGTAATAGCGGGTGTAGTAGTGCTAGTAGCAACCGTACCCGCAAAACCATTAGCAGACACTACAGATATACTAGTAACCGTACCACCTGTGCCAGTAATAGTAATACTACCTGCGCCGTTAGTAATGGTTATGCCTGTACCCGCAGTCAAAGTAGCTTTGGTTAAGGTATTCCCTGTTGTGTTACCAATTAATAATTGACCGTTGGTATATGTTGTTTGTCCTGTACCGCCATTATCAACGTCTAAAGTGCCAGCAAGCGTTATAACGCCTGTAGTATCTGTATTAGGTGTTAAGCCTGTAGAACCCCCGCTAAACGATAATACGCCTGTGTTAGCAACAGTTATAGCTCCTGCGCTGTTGGTAACACCGATTCCTGAGCTTGCAGTTAAAGTATTTAAAACATATCTTTTGCCTGCGGTATCGCCAATTAATAATTGGCCATTGCTAGGGTAACTACTTAGTCCAGTACCGCCATTGGGTATTTGAATAATGCCTAAATCAGCGCCTACAATCGTATATATGTTGTTAAAAAACCTAAACCATTCCCGCGACATTAAACCTGTGCGTGGGTCAATTAATTCAACTCTAGGCGCAGGAATCTGCGTAATGTTAATTGGATCAGGCATTAGTTGCTGACAACAATAGTTCAGCGTTGGTAATTGCTATCTTTACTGGATCGGTGCCTGACACTTCATAGACACGATCACGTAACTTAACAGTCATACCAAGCCGACGCCAAAAGGTACGAGAACCATATTGACCAATTTTGCCCATAGACGACCAATGTTCATTTGACCATGTGTGACCGCCGTCATCTGACCAACGCAGCATAGCTTGCGGGTTATATCCAGGCGTAGCGGGGTAAGAATTAGTTTCTAAAATATAACCGTTAGTATCTTCAAGATCTGTATTAACACCTAAAATTTCAAAATTATCATTAGCTTCAGTAGTTAATTCTAAGCCTGCTTGCGTAGATATAGTAACTTGTGCATACTCCGCAATAATTTCTTTACCATCTTCTGTTATTAAATCTTCAGCATCATAGCCTGGGTATAAATTTAACCCAACGCCTGTTTCGGCATTAAGTTGCAAAGTATGCTGTGAAGTACGTCTAAAGTTATTTTGCCCAGGCATTAATGCACGCCATGATCGTAGCCATTTTTGAGGTTGGTTATTATCTGCGTAAGTTTCTAAGTCAAATTGATAGATGTTGCCATTTTCATAATCACCAACAATAATTGTGCCGCCAAAGTTACATTGATTATTGCTACGATGTCTAGTAAATTCACCGTTACTAAAACCCGCCCGTTCATGCCATGCTTGCGTAGCTGCGTCATAAACCCATGTAGCGTTGCCTGTTGGAAAACTAATTACATAGAACGCATGGCCGTCTTGTTGGTAAGTGTAAGCCACCGCATCAGATATATTGCCATATTGTTGGATTTGCCATTCAATAGCATGAGTAGAAACCCGAACACCTGTGTAGCCGTTAGCACGATAGACAATACCTTGACCACGTGCATCTGTACCTAGCCAAAATAAACCATTGTCTAATTTAGCAACTGAAAATGGTGCAACGCAACCAATTTCATTAAAAGCACCTTGAATACGGGTAAGAGGAAAATCGGTTGCACCTGAGTCATACCATACTTCTACTGAATCAGTACCAAACACCCATAATTCGCGGTGATCCGATATAAGAGCCACTACACCATCTGGCGATCCTTCTGCACTAGCAAAGTCTAGTGGATCAACAGATGAGCCATCTAACAATTGAGAAACCCATATTATTTGACTATTAGGCTGATTGTAAACAAAATAGCCATCTAAATATGTAACCGTTACGGCGCCTGCAAAATCAAGATCTGTAATTTTTGCAAATACGTTAGTTACTTCATTGTAGATAAAACCATCGGGATTACACGCTAAAAATATTTGTGTGCCATTATCAGCAATAGATACTGGGCCTGTGCCTGATACAGTACCTAAAAATTTTGGTGTAGCAGTAGTGCCTGTTAATTTATAAAAACTTTGACCAGACACTACATAGAAATCTGAACCATTTGTTTGGTGCGCCCATAATGCCCGAATAGGGCCAGTACCAACAGTTTGTAAAAACTTTAACCCTGGCGCTCGCTGTAAAAATCCTGTTTCTTCACCTTCCGTTACAACTTCAGGAAAAAGGTTAACCATACGGGCATCCGCTGCATTGACGCTACGTGCAACATACGACTGACCTAAAATCGGGGTTTTCATTGTTTACGCAACTACACCTTTAATTACCGCAAAGCTAAATACAGGTGTTTCTGTAGTTGTGCCGCCTGTGGTGCGAAAACTAATATTAAAACTACCCGCTGCAACGGCAGTTACCATTAAGTTATATAAATCAGTACCTGACTTTTGATTAAGGATAATTACGTCTGTAGCTACAACGGTGCTATTGGTTACTGTAAAAGTTGCTGCCGTAGTAGAACCTGCGGCGCTAAATAAAGTAATTGCCCCTGTTGTTTTATTAAGAGTTACGCCTGTAGTTCTGCTAGTTGCTTGCGTAACTGTACCGCCAGCTCCAGCACTATAACCTATACCTGCCGTGCCACTTGAAACAATAACACCAGTAGCCGTTAAACTTGTACCAGTTGCAGCGCCAATTACTGGAGTTATCAAAGCCATATTTGTGCTTGTACAAGCAGAAATATTACCTGATACAACCGTGCCGAGCGTAGGTGAAACAAACGTAGGGTTAGTAAACAAATTGGTTACAGACAATTGTTTAGTCGTGCTAGTAGACGCTTGCACAATTGGCAATACATCAGCACCCGATTGAGCTGTTGCAACAGGTAAAGCCGAAATAGCAATGGTAGCCATAATTTATCCTTAATAGTTTCCTGCAAATATATTGTAGCGTTGGCGTGTACCAACAATACTGTACGGTAACGACATAATATCGTCTGGGTTGTTAATACGTTTTAAGTTACGTTTAGATGCCATAGCAATCCGTGATACTTGTGGGCTTGGTTCTACGCCAAACTCGGCAGCAAACTCACACGCCAAGTTATATTTAAAGGCTCTTAAATAGCCTGGTGGAAACAATATGTTAGTCGCAAGCGTAGCTGGTTGTGTTAATTCATCAACCGAAATAAAATGCCATTCCAACACTTTAGTAGGCTTAGGATAGACATACATCTCAATATCAGGGTATGACATATTAATCCATATCACTTGCGGATATGTGCTAGTAACTGTTTTAACAGCAATACCATCATATTGTTGTTGATTAATAATCTTAATACCAAATGAAATATTGTTGGCAGGATCACGAAAATACGTGGCATCGTCTATTAAAACGGGTCGATTACCTACAAAATCACCTGAAGGCCCTAGCGTTCTACTTAATACATTAGGTGGCCAACTAAATACTTGATCTTGCGTAGAAAATATTGATAGACGTTCTGTATTCCACGAATCAATCATTTGATTTAATGCAGTTAAAGCGTCTTGCGACGTAGCGGCGGATGGCGTTTCAGCTTCAGCCAATACTCCTAATAGACGTAGCGCCCCATTAATTTGATCGTTGGCGGTATAAATTGCCATAACTCACCCTTTACTCGATAGTTTTACGACGTCTTTTTACTTCCAACGTATTGACAGGAGCCGCAATCACTTCTTCTTCAGATGGCGTATCGTCAGTATAACGCACCCAGCCATTTTGTTCATCA